GATGCTGTCGGTTGGAGCGTTGCTTCCACGCAGCAATGATTCAACTGGATCGTCCTCATAGCGTGGGTTCCAACTGAACAGCAGTTGCGATCCGGGCTTGCGGATTGTCGGGCGCAGTAGGTCTAGCGAAAACTGGCTGATCGACTGCGCTTCTTCCACCCAAGCGATGTCAAACCCTTCGAGCGACTTGATGCTGTCGGCTGTGTGGTTCTGCATCCCTTGGAAGATAATTACGCCACCATGCGGGCATTTGATCTCGGCCAGCTGCACTTCGAACATATGCCCAACGCCGAGTTCTTGGATCTTGTTTTCGATCAACTTCTTGACGGATTGCTTTAGTGACCTTTGCACCTCACGAACGCAGACCACATCGGTGCGCTTCATTACGCAGCGCTCAACGATCCACTCGGCAAAGAACGTTGACTTGCCAGAGCCACGCCCACCGAATGCGCCGATGTAGCGGGCGTGTTCTTTCTTGAGGATTGGAACAGCCCAGCGCGGGGTGTTGATGTTTAGGTTCATGGCGCTGGGTCAACAATGGTCCGCTTGATCTCAATCTGCATTGCCCCGCCATCTGGCCCGGACAGTTCGTGCTTGTCGCGCTGGCCCAGCATCTGCTTGCCAAGCCATATCTGCGCAGTCACATTGCCATCCTGCGCTGATTTCCATTGCATTCGGCGCAACGATGCCTTGCCCTCGCCGCTGTGCTTTTTATATAGCCCCGAAAAATTGTGGACGCCATCAATCTGACGCTCTGCAATTCTGGTGTTTAGCGTGTCTTCACACATGCCAAGAACGCTTGAGATTTCCTCGGCTGTGCAGGCAATGCGGATCATGCTGACCAGCTGCTCAAACTCTTTGTCGGTCATTGGTTTTGATGGACCCTTTGGTCCTGTCTTCTTGCGCTCGATCATGCTGCCTCACATTTTTGCTTGGCCCAATGCAGCTTCATGCACACGCGTTTGATTGTGCGCTTGGTGCTTCCTTCACTCAATGCCCCAGAAATCAGTATTGCATCTAGGATGCGCTCCAGTTCTTCGGCCTCGTCGTCTTGTAGGGTGATCGTTCTCATGCTCGGCCACCAGCGCCAAGTTCTGCAAATGTCTTGCCTGTCTCTGCGTGTGCTGCTTCCTGCCCGGTGAAATCCTGCCAGCGCTTCACGATCACATCACAATACTTTGGGTCCAACTCCATAAGCCGCGCATAGCGCCCATGCTTTTCACAAGCGATTGCGGTCGTTCCAGATCCCGCAAAGCTGTCCAGCACCAGATCGCTGCCCTTAGTGTTGTTAAGCATCTGGTATTCAAACAACTCAACAGGCTTCATTGTCGGGTGTTCGCCGTTTCGGCTTGGCTTTGAAAATTCAAGGATGGTTGTTTGCTTTCGATCTGATGCCCAGAGATGAGACGCGCCCTCCTTCCAACCATAAAGGCATGGCTCATGCTGCCAGTGGTAATCCTGACGGCCCATGACAAGGCTAGACTTTTTCCAGATCAAACACTGCCGGATGGCCCAGCCAATGTCAGATGCCGCACCTCTGAAGTTGTATCCTTCCGAATCGGCATGCCAAATGTAGAACACCGCACCTTTTTTCATGACGGCGTCTGCGGCTGAGTACGCATCGCGCAGAAACTGGCGAAACGCATCATTCCCCATGCTGTCGTTCTTGATCGTTAGCTTCTCCTTCGTTCCGCCTTCATAAGCCACGTTGTAGGGTGGATCTGTCAGCCACATATCGACAAGCTGTCCATCGCAAAGGCGCTCTACCGCATCTATGCTTGTGCTATCCCCGCACGCCAACCGATGCCGCCCAAGCAGCCAAACATCACCCTCAACCGTCACAGGCACCGCAGGCACTTCCGGCACAGCATCCTCGTCGGTCAAGCCAGTTGTCTCGTTCGGAAACAGCGCACCGATTTCATCTTTGCCAAAGCCTGTCAGATCAAGATCAAAGCCCAAGTCGCCAAGTTCTTTCATCTCAACAGCAAGCATGGCGTTGTCCCAGCCTGCGTTTAGCGCCAGCTTATTGTCTGCGATGACGTAGGCTTTCTTCTGGGCATCTGTCCAACCTTCGGCAGTCATGGTTGGCACTTCATCAAGGCCCAGCTTCTGCGCTGCCAGAAGTCGCCCATGCCCGGCGATGATCTGCCCATCGGTGTCTACTAAGATCGGGGTTGTGAAGCCCCACTCTTTGATGGATGCGGCGATCTGGTCAACTTGTTCCGGGCTGTGGGTGCGGCTGTTTCGTGCATATGGCACAAGCGCTGAGACTTTGCGGCGAATTACATTATCGGCGGGCCATGCCTTCTGTTTCATTTTGTCCTCATCTCGACACATAGCGGTGTCGGTCGCTGCGGCATCTTACATCAGTTTGGCTGCTGTTTCAATCTGGCAACCTTATCAAGCACAGACAGGCCAAATTCCGATGTCGGGTCAAACCACCATAGCGCTCTTTGGCTGCGGTCTTTATTGGCTGTGTTTCGTAAGATGCTGTGAACGCCTGTCTGTTCGTTGCGCACTCGATTGATTGCACCGATGCAGGCATTCTTGGTCATTCCCACCAGATCGGCAGCTTTGCTGTGGCTTAGGCCCACGTTCTCGACGAGGTGCAACGCCATTAACAGCCGCTCGTCCTTCAGTCGATCTACCGTTCCATACATTGGATTTCCCCTGCGATTGCCAGATACCCGGCGGCATCCACATAGCTGTCAACGTGAGTTGGGTTTCCTTTGATGCGGGCGATCTTGAACAGCACCATCATCATGGAAACGTCAAGGCCATCAAAAACGCACCTGTCGCGCCCTTGCATCCACCATGACCAGAGGTCTGCGATGTTCTCAAAGCTGTCTTCTGCATCGCCATGCGTGGCATCGCGGTCTTTGGTGATGTATTGGATTGCGGTGCTTAGGATCTGTTCGCGGTTCATTTTTTCCTCGCTGGGCAGTCACGCCCTTCGTTGCAGTTATGGGTGCAGGGCGGGCAGGTCATTCTTTCCCTTCCAGTTCAGGCAGCAAATCTGGGTCGTTTATGTGATCATATAGTTCTTCCGCATCCACGCCTGTGGACAGCAGATAGCGGATAATGTCGCGGATGGTGTGATCTTCGGTGAAGCTGATGACAGGGTTGCCATCTGTGTCTTCAGTCACAATCGGTTTACGTCGGACCTCACTCATTCCCCGCCCTCCAGTTCAGCCAGCACCAAGCGGGCGCGGTCCGTCATTTTGAAGATGCTGTGGACATTCAGGGCGCTGTTGGTGACCGCATTAAATTGACTGATGACACGCAGCGCCTCCACCGCCTTGGCGAGTTTGGCTTCTAGCTTTCCCCGTTCCACAGCATACAGGCGCTCAAACAACGCATGGTGGCCCATGCAAACATCTGTTGGCGTGTCATAGTTACAGGCGCACGATTGCAAGTGCCGTGCCTCATCCAACTCACGCTCCAACTCTTCGATGCGGTCGGCGGCGTCATTCCAGCCCTGCAAACGCAGTGCTTCGATCAGATCGTCACTCATTTCTGTTTCTCCCAGAGTTCTTTGATTTTTGCTTTAAGTGCATTGCGCCGACTCTCCGGCCAAGTCGCAATGAAATCCCGTCTCGCCTCAACCGTCCTCAGTTCCATCGCATACCGCGCAGCGCTGTTTGTGATCTCTTCCTCGCAGGCTGCTGCATAGGCTTCCTTGCTGTCTCTGCTTGGCAAGTAGACCTCGCCCATCCCCACTGGATCACCCACTTGCCAGATCCTCACGGCTTCAAAGGTTTGCGGGCGATGTATGCAAACTTACCATCGCCCAACTTGCGCTGGTAAAGGATGCACTTGCCTTGATTGTGGAGTTCCATAGCATCGGCCTTGTGCTTGCCAGAGGCGTATTCACCGATGTGATATACTACCTCGTCGCCGCGCTTGATTGAGTCCAGCATGGTGTGCAACACACCGCGCTGGTCCTTTGTGATGTCATACTGCATGGAATCGCTCAAAACGGGATCTCATCATCTAGATCAGACCGATTGCTTGAAGATGCGTCTTGTTCGCTGCGTTCCTTTACACCGCCCATAAACGTCAGGTCTTGCACTGAAAGCGTCAAACGGCCTTTGCCTTCGTAAACATCAACACCGGGGCGACCAGACACCACCAGCTTCGTGCCTTTGACGATGTGGCTGCTTAGGCTGTCAGCCCGCTTGCCCCAGATGCTGCACTGCACCCAAGTGCTGTCGCGCTTCTGGCCGTTTTTGTCTTTGCCGTTGTCGATGGCGATTGAGAAACCAAGCACTGGGTCACCGCCCTGCGTGTTTCGCAGCTGGGCGTCCTTGCCGACATTTCCAGCGATTGTCATGTTGATCATTTTGTTGCTTCCTGTTGTGTTGCGTTTCGCCAATCTTGATACGTTGAATCTCTCCAATCAATCAGTGCAAATATCTCATCCTGAAACGTCCATTCCGCCGATTCTGGAATTTTTGCCTTTTCTTCATACCATCTGCGGATCATTTCTTCCGTCTCACGTTGCTGCTTTTCAAAGTTGGTCATTTTGTTTCTCCCGTTTTGGTTGGTGATGGCGCCAGCCCCGCAGGGCTGGTCACGTTTGTCTTAGGCCGCGATCAACCGCATGACCTTGCTGATTTGTGCGCAGCGGCTTCCTTTAAGATTAGCCAAGTGCTTCATAATTTCAGCGTCAGTCTTGCCGTCTTTGATAAGGTCAGCGGTAATTGCGATCATCTTCAGCATAGTCATTTTGTTCTTCCCTTCGTGTTTCGGTGTTCTTGTAGACACCTTACAACATCCACAACATCTGTAAACATCTTTCTTGCATTTGGCGCAATTATTTTCATTCCATCCGCTTCACGCCAAAGCCAACATCCCGCATGATTTCCGCAGCCCGTTCTGGTGACATACGTTCAC